TTGAAGCCGACCTTGACCGTACAGGGGTCAGCGATCCTGAAGCGGACGGTGGCGAAGGCACTGGCAGTTCTGAAGCCTCCGCCCGAGCTGACGATCAGCGATTGGGCGGACCAGAACCGACGACTGAGTTCTGAGGCCAGCGCCGAGCCGGGACAGTGGCGCACGAGCCGTGCCGAATACCAGCGCGGGATCATGGATGCGATCTCGGATCCGGCGGCCGAAACCGTCGTGATCATGTCGAGCAGTCAAATCGGGAAAAGTGAGTCGATCCTTAACATGGTCGGCTATCACATCGACCACGATCCGGCGCCGATCATGGTGGTGATGCCGACCGAGAGGGATGCCGAAACCTGGTCTAAAGACCGCTTCTCGCCGATGGCACGGGACACGCCCTGCCTGCAGGGCAAGATCGCTGATCCGCGTTCACGAGACGGCAACAACAAGATCTTGCACAAACGGTTTCCGGGCGGGCATCTGACCATCGTGGGTGCCAACGCGCCCTCAGGGCTGGCGAGCCGCCCGATCCGGCTGCTCTTGTGCGACGAGGTCGACCGCTATCCGTTCAGCGCCGGGGCTGAGGGCGACCCGGTCAACCTCGCGAAAAAGCGCACGGTGACGTTCTGGAACCGCAAGATTGTGCTCGTGTCGACGCCGACGAACAAGGGCGCGAGCCGGATCGAGGCGGCATTTGAGGAAAGTGACCAGCGCCGGTATTGGGTGCCGTGCCCGGCGTGTGGGGCGGAACAAATTCTGACCTGGGGGCAGGTCAAATGGGACAAGGATGAGAGCGGCGGCCATCGCCCTGAAACCGCGCGCTACCACTGCGCGGACTGCGACGCCGCTTGGAAGGATGAGACCCGCTGGGCGGCCATCTCCAAGGGACGCTGGATCGCGGATGCTCCCTTCAATGGGACAGCCGGCTTCCATCTGAACGAGATCTATTCGCCTTGGGTGCGGCTCGAGGCCATGTCCAAGGCCTTTCTATCGGCGCGCGCCGGTGGGGACGAGACGATGAAGACCTTCATCAACACCTCGCTCGGCGAGACCTGGATGGAAAGTGGGGAGGCCCCGGATTGGCAGCGCCTGCAGGGTCTGAAGGAAGATTGGCGCGCGGGCACGGTGCCGGCGGGCGGGCTGTTCCTGACTGCAGGCGCTGATGTTCAGAAGGATCGGATCGAGGTTGACGTCTGGGCCTGGGGTAAAGGCCTTCAAAGCTGGCTCATCGATCACATCGTGATTGAGGGTGGCCCGGGCGACCAGGCTTGCTGGCAGAAACTCTCGGACCTTCTTGGTCGGACTTGGGCTCACGCCAGCGGCACGCCGATGACCATCGCGCGGCTGGCGATCGATACGGGCTATGAAACGGCCGCCGTCTACGCCTGGGCGCGGCAGGTGGGCTTTGGACAGGTCGCGCCGATCAAAGGCCTTGAGGGCTTCAATCGGGCGAGCCCTGTCACAGGGCCGACATTTGTTGACGCCACCATAGGGGGCAAGCGGCTTCGCCGCGGTGCACGGCTTTGGACGGTGGCCACCTCGACGTTTAAGGCCGAGACCTATCGCTTCCTGCGGCTTGACCCGCTGGAGGTCACCAGCCCGGTGGGTGGAGAGAGGTTTTCTCCCGGCTTTCTCCATCTGCCGGGCTGGGTCGACGCTGAATGGCTGAAGCAGCTCACGGCCGAGCAGCTGGTCACGGTCAAGAACAAGCGCGGCTTTGCCAAGCTCGAATGGCAAAAGCTGCGGGAACGCAATGAGGCTCTCGACTGCCGGGTCTATGCTCGGGCCGCGGCTTGGATCCTCGGCGCAGACCGCTGGTCAGACGCGAGGTGGGAAGAGCTGGCGGCGCAATTTGCAGATAGTGACGGCGTGCAGACACCTAAGGCGACCACCGCGAGGCCAATAAGGTCAGCACCGGTCCGCCGCGTTGCGCGGTCAAGCTATATGGGGTGATTAGGGTGCCAAGGTGCGTTGAACGATCCTTGGATCTTTATCGATCAAGGCAAGGAGAACTCTCGCAGGCCCCTCTGGTGTCCGGCGGCGATGTTCCCAGTTGAGGAGTGTCCCCTTCTTGACGCCGATGGAGCGCGCAAACTCAGCTTGCGAAAGTCCAGTTCGCGCCCGGATATCTGAGACATCAGGTGCCGGAACGTCGATCTCGTGGATCGTCAAAGCCTTGCGTTTCTGGGCGTGGGCGATGGCCTCTTCAAGCCCTTGTTCAATGCTCTTGAATGCGTCGGTCATGGCTGGCTCCTGTAACTGTCGGCAAGCAGCTTGCCGAGGGATCTAACAAGTTCGGTCTCTGCTCGTGTGAGATTTGCCTTCTCATTCTTCGCAAAGACCGTGATGAGAAAAATTGGAACGGCCTCATCTTCGCTGAAGAAGTGGATCACGCGATAGCCCCCGCTTTTGCCGCCACCTTCGCGCGCAAAGCGGGCCTTGCGAACGCCTCCCCCAATCGACACGCCGGCGTCTGGATGCCGTGCGATGAAGTCGATCAACGCCAAGCGTTCTTCCTCGCTCATAATGGCACGAGCGCGGCGTTGGAATTCTGGGGTTTCGACGACGGTTACGATGGCCATGCTTTTATATGTGTGCCGTTGGCACATATGTCAATGACGTATAGGTGGCATATGCCAACACTTGCCGATCTTCGCGTACGCCGCGAGACTCTGTCTTCGCAGCGCGCCTCGGGCGTCGCCCGCGTCAGCTATGACGGCAAGGCGGTGGACTATCGGTCTTTGGCAGAGATCGACCGGGCCATTGAGGCTTTGGACCGTGAGATCGCGATGGCCGAAGGGCGGCGGATCGTGCGGCAGGTCCGCGTGACGACTGCCAAGGGGCTCTGACACAAATGGGGATGTTTGACCTCTTTCGCCGCCCCAAGCCGGGCGGCACAGAAGCCATGCGCGCGCGGCTTGAAGGCGCGATGGCCAAGCGCCGCTTGCGCGGCTGGAACCCACCGCTCGAGAACATCAACGCCCTGGTCGCTTCTGGTGGACCCAAACTGCTGGCGCGATCGCGCGAACTGGTGGTGACCAACGGTTATGCGGCGAACGCCTGCGAGGCATTCGCTGCAAACCTCGTGGGGGATGGCATCAAGCCATCCTCTCTGATTGGTGACGCTGATCTGCGAGACCAGGTCCAGAAGCTCTGGCTCGCCTGGACGGACGAGGCGGACGCAGATGGGCTGACCGATTTCTACGGCCTGCAAGCCATGGTCGCACGCGAGATGTTTGTGGCGGGCGAGTGCTTCGTGCGCCTGCGGCCCAGACGTGCGGAGGATGAGCTCCTTGTGCCGCTGCAGTTGCAGCTTCTCCAATCCGAGATGCTGCCCTTTGAGAAAACGGAGACGGACCCGAACGGCAACCGTATCCGCTGCGGGGTTGAGTTTGATCTGATTGGACGGCGCGTGGCTTATCACTTCCGCCGCCGCCATCCGGGCGACAGCACAGACCAGCGGATGGCGGTGCCCGAGACGGTGCGCGTGCCGGCTGAGGAGGTGCTGCACATCTACCGCCCCATCGATGCGGGCCAGATCCGAGGGTTGCCGCATGTGGCACCGGCCATGGTACGGCTCTTCCTCCTAGACCAGTACGATGATGCAGAGCTCGACCGGAAAAAGACCGCGGCGATGTTTGCGGGCTTTATAACGAAGACCGCACCCGAGGACCCAATGATGGGGGAGGGGGCAGCTGATCTTGATGGGGCGGCCATTGCGAGCCTCGAGCCTGGAACAATGCAGGTGCTGCTGCCGGGTGAGGATGTAAAGTTCTCAAGTCCCGCTGATGTTGGTGGTGGCTATGAGGCGTTCCAGTACCGGACACTCTTAGCGGTCTCGGCCTCGCTGGGTCTGCCCTATCATCTCGTCACGGGCGATGTCCGGCAGGCGAACTATTCGTCCTTGCGTGCCGAACTGGTCGAGTTCCGCCGCCGCATTGGCCAGTTGCAGCATGGGGTCATGGCGCATCAGCTGTGCCGTCCCGTTTGGCGGCGCTGGCTGGAGACGGCTGTTCTGTCGGGCGCGCTCGATGCAGACCCCGCTGACGCGCGCGCGGTGCAATGGATCCCGCCAAGGTGGGACTGGGTTGATCCTCTCAAAGACATCCAAGCGCAGGTTCT